ACAAACCCACCTGTGCGATGAGGCTCTTAACGGCGTTCGACAGCGCGGTTGCGAGATCGCCGGGATTGATCACCTTGACGTGTACCGGATTTTGCGGAGTGTCGCCGCGCTGTTTCTTCTGGAATAATCCGCCAAGCAACGCGCCGATAGCAGCACCGGGTGCTCCAAAGGCAGAACCGATAAGGGGCAGCGCTTCGGCAAGGCCAAATTTACCGCCGCCTGCCAAAGTTCCCGCTACCTGCGCGCCTGCGTTCATCAGGAAGTCATTGGACATGAGGGCGTCGTACCAGGAATCCCCGCCGTCCGCTTTATATCCTTTCGTACCGGGCTTCCCGGCACCGCGCTTCGCGGCTGCGGCACCTGAAAGATTAAGGCCGCCATAAAGTCCCGCGCTACCAAGACGTGGCATACTCCATGAAGAGGGAGCTACACCGGCAAAAGGCGATATTCCTTCAGGCTGATTAAACGGTATGTCCGCGCCAAAAACCCCGCCCTCAGCCCTGAGATTCCCGGCAGCATCGTATAGATTATTCCACATGCGAACAATCAAGGCATCGGTTATAGCGTTGTTCCAGATATTGAACACTTCTTTGATTTCTTCTTTGGGAACTGTCCCGCCTCCGCCGCCGCCTAAAGCAGCTAATGCATCTCTGCGCTCTTTATCCTTCATCATTGCCCATATAGCATCGCGTTCCCGCTCTTCAACTGCACCGATATCAAAATAAGGGCCGCCGCGCTGAATTAAATCACCATAATCCGTATGTTCTGGTGACCTATACCTATTGGTTCCTTCATCGATTCCAGTAGCCTTAGCGATCTCGCTTACACCATAATATGTAAGCGCAGCAGCACCAACGACTATTCCAACCGGCCCTGCAACGGCGAGCCATGCAGCCGCTGCTTCTGTTTTCAATGCGATAAAGGCGAGTTTTAAAAGTCCGATTGCCTTCCCGATATTAGCTGCCGCCGTTGTAACCGGGCCGACGATGGCTACTAATCCGAGAATGGCTAATTGTGAATTTTTCGCTGCCTCACTTTGTTCGCCCCATTTTGTTACCAAGTCCCCCAGCGTATCAACCAGCGGAATCAGCGTATCCGTTATCAGCGCGTTTATCGTCGGCACTATCGCCGTCGCCACATCGCTCTTTAATCCCTTCCACGCGTCCGTGAGTTTCGCAACGCTTTCCTCGCCCTTCAACACGTCCGCGCTCATCGCAACCGCCGCCGTGCCAAGCGCGATTATCGGCATGGTCACGTTATGCGTCCAGATGCTTCCGAACCGACCGGCCTTTTCCGATAGTTGTAATAACGACTGCGAGGACTTCTGAAAAGCGTCGTCAACTTTAGCGGCGGCTTCCTCGCCCTTTTTCTGGACGCCCGCGAGCTGCTCGTTGACTTCCTCGGTGCCGTCGATGACTACTTTGGTATGTAATGTCGGATCGCCGTAAGTCATGTATTTTGCATCCTCTTCATTCTGTCGGCTTCGGCTGAGTTCATCTCATTTGACATCAAACTCATCGCATCCGTATACCATGCCGGCTGTTCGCCCCAACTCCCCCGCTCCAGTAAATGCCCGTCCTTGTACGCCTGATAAAGCTCCGCGAGATACCGCATGAACGGGCTTATTCGCTTCCAGACGCATCCCCTGATAACGGTTGGGTTTCGACATCCGTTGTCGGTAATGGTAAATCCGACTTCAATTCCGGTTCGGCAGCCACAGTACCGCTCGTCTCCGGTGCAGGTGAAGTCTCCGTAGACGAGTCCGGCGTAAAACCCATTTCCTCGGTTTCCTCCTCGGTGATTATGCTGGCGGTTGTGGCCTTAATCTTGATATCGTCAAACAGAGTCATTGGAAATAAATCGAGGCAGTAATCCTTCACGCGGGTATAGATGTTTTTCCCAATATTGACATCCTCGTATTCAACTTCGAGTCCTTCGAGTCCCGAAAGTTCAATGAGGGAAAAACCTATCACATCGTAAATGATGCCGCCCTTGTTGGTGCCGAGGATCGGAAAGCCCCGGTCATCCGTCCCGATTCGTTCAAGGTTCTCGGTCTGGATATGCGCCCGGAGTTGATTCGTGAGCGGTTGGATCGTGTACCGAACGTCCTCAAACGTGTGCTCTTGCTTCTGAAATCTTACTGGCAATGCTTTCATGTGTGTCTCCTGTGTTTATGTGGTTTAAGTAAAGGCAATCGATATCGGGGAGCCGCTCGCCCAATCCATGCGGTATGAGAGCCGCGCTCCGAGGACACCGTTAAGGCTCTGAAGCTGCTGGGATGCCATGAGGTAGCCCTTGCCGGTGATCGTGATCACATAGCCCGCGCCGGTGCCTATCGCAAACGAGAACGGCGTTATGGTGTGGCTCGTTAAGTCCGTCCAGTAGTTTGCTGTTGACATGGCCGGAAGTTCCACGACCGTTTCAAACGTCGGAGCCTGGTTAACGAGCACCGGATTGCTTACCCCATTCGCGCCCGCCATATTCAGATTTGGCGCGTTATTTGCGTTATTCAAAGCGATGGAAAATGACTTCATAACGAGCGCGTCGGTGTTAAGCGTAATCGTACCGATGCACATCGGAGCCAAGCCGCCGTTATCTATCGCGTCCGTCAAGTCCGCTTCCGTGGGCGCGGTGTAAGTCCCGTCGAAATTCCACGCGCATATCAGCGGGGTATTCGGTGTCCCGGATATTGTCAGGTTCCCGACGGCATTACTGCAAAGCTGATAATAGCCGGTGCCGCTACCGTGCTTTGAAATCAGCGCAACAGCAGTCTGGTTTACGGCTATCGCCCCATCGATGTCATAGGTCGTGCTAACGGTCGTGGCGACGGTTTCCTTTATTCCGCATGCCTTCAACAGAAGCGCATCAGGCGGTGTCTTCGCGCCCCCGGATGATCCCGACGGATTCATTTCCGTTATGAAACTCATCCGAGCGAACTTCGGCCCCGCCTGCGCTGCCTGCCTCGCATTAAGCGGATATTGCGCGGTGTCATCGTACATGATCGCATCCGCCACCTGTAGGTTCAAGGCCTTGACCGTCCGGGTCTTGCTGTTGAATCCGATCTCCGATAATTGAACAACGTGTGGTGCTGCCATTGTAATTTTCTCCTTATGCTGTATACCGAACGGTCATCGCGAATTCGATATCCGCCATGATCGGCTGTTGCGTCGCTGAATTGGAATAGACGATTGCCGGGGAATCCGACACGCAATAAATATGCAGGACGCTCAGGGCGCGTAATGCCGCGAGTAATGCCGCGCTCCGCCAGAGCTTCATTAGTTCCTCGGAGGCCAACTCAACCTGCTCCTGTGACTTCCCATGTATATTCAGAATAACCGTCATGTCCCGGTCTATCACGCTGGTCATGTCATAGGACTGGCTGCCGCTGACAATGTACATTTCGCACCACGGCGTTTCGACCGTGGTATCCGACGCCTTGCCGACATAGCATTTATTAATCGACGTGGTTTCGACGTCGGTCACAAGTTGCGTCTGTATTGCCGATAGTACGCTTGCCATTATGCCGCTCCTATCGGGTTCACCGACCGTATGAAAGCCATGCCACGCGCTATCAGGCCAGCTATGCCGATACCTATGTCGCCTTCCGATATAACTTGCAGAGGAACATCCTCCGCGTCTCTAGACGCATTGTACGCGGTCACAGCCTTTTGGACGTAATGCTGCGCCGGTATGCGGATCGTGTAAGATTTTCCGGTGCTGCTCGTCCGATGGATCGTGCCGCCCAAGTCCTGAATACGCGCATAGGGCAGGGAGAAGTCGATCATCACATTCCCGTCCGGTTGTACAACGACCGTGCGCGGATCGTCGAAGCTATCCCTGAGTGCGCCCGTATCGACCGGCGCAAAGTCTTGGATTAAGTGTCGAAGTTTGTCCGCGTCCTCTTGCGTTTCAAGCGGCGCGATTAAGCCACGGCTCCGCTCAGTCATCGCCTGGAATAAATTAGCAAGGCGGGTGTCGGCTTCGGATTTAAGACGTGCGTATGTGTCAGGGTTGAATCTCCCGTAGCCTGTCGCAACCGCCCTGCGTATCTGTTCGCGGGTCATGCCGGTAGCAGCCATGATGTCGGAAAGTTTGCTCATCTTTTATCTATCCCCCGGCTGTAATGTTCCTTAGACCAGAAGACCGTCCGCGTTGCCCCGCCTACCGGAGCACCGCCACCGACGCCACTTGATGCCCCGCACAATTTGCGCCACCAGTTATGGACGCCCCGCTCGACGTAATGCGAACCCAAGATTACAATCGGGCCGCGCTTGGTAAAGAATCTTTTCATGCCGCCGATCCATGCAACCATAACTGGTTTATATCCGCCGACGGACGACCGCCGGAACCATCTGCCGTATCGCCCCGCGCTGATTTTGCGTCCGCGTACCATTGCCAGATATGTACTTTTAAAAGCACGTTGCGCCTTCCTGATATCGAATGCCGGTATGGTTCCTCCGTGTTCCTGAATTTTCGCATAAGGCCACGCCTTATGTTGCTTCCCCACGGTGATATCGATTACATTCCCTTCCTCGTTTATGACCGCCGTATCGGAGTGCTCAAACGCTTCTTTTAAGTTACCGCTACCACGCCCTGGTGCCAGTCGCTGAATTTCAAGCCTGAGCAATCCCGTCTGGAAGTCCCAATCCACAACCAGAGGACGATCCCAGCCCTTTAAAACTATTTTCTGTTCTCGCGGCATTATGCTATCTGTCGTATCCCCGTCCAGTAATCCGCCATTTCAAGCAACTGCGCGTGTATGCCCTGAGAGTTTACCGACCCGCCCCCCGCGCTTGCGCTGATTTCTTTCGCCCGGTGCGTCGCCAGCCAGTGCAACAGTTGCACCATGACATTGCTGAAATCAACGACCGCGCCCGTAACGGTTATCGCCGTCGCCGTCGGCGTCCCGCTCGTTACCGTGATCGCCCCTTTGCTGTTCAGAACATAAACGCAATCAGCTTCGCAGGTCATCGTCGGCCCCCACAAATAAAGGCCGTATGAATAACCGTGAAAGCATTTGTACAATCCGGACGGCCCGGTTGTAGCTGACGTTACGAGTTGAAAACTGAAATCCCCTCGCGTTGACGTTATATTTTCATAAATAAAACCGTTTATTTCGGTATCCGTAAGCCAGGCATCCGTACCCCGCATATCGATTGCCAACCGGACGTGATCCGTAACCGTTACGACCGTGTAACTTCCTGCTGCCATGTTGGTATCCTCTCAAGGTTTAATGCGGTTTCCGACAATGAATAAACTTTGACGCCGCGAGCCTGTACCCACTCGACAAGCTGCTGGAATAAGGGCAGCACGCGTACCCAAGCGGTGTGATGTTGCGCCGCCGTGCCCCGCTCGCTCCCGTCGAAATAATACATGCCCGATAAGTCCACGCCGCAAAGGACGATCTCTTTTGCACCGAGCCAGTATGCCATTTGCACGGCCATGCCGCTTATCGTGAGGCCGCCCCGTATGCGGTTCTTTATCGGGTCAATAAAATCATCGAATATTTCCCCAGCCCACTCATGCGTATACTTAACTTTGTCGAAATATTCCAGCATGGTCAGGCTGTTAAAGCAACCGATTGATTCACACGTTTTAAGCCCCTCGCCAAACCAGTCAAGGTATCCGCGTACTTTCGCATAATACGGTGTCGGGTCTGCCACCATCCATAAGTCACGGCGTATGCCGGGGATTTCGCACGCCTTGTTGACGATGATGGTGAAGCATTCAGGGTCAAGCTGGTTGTAGTAGTTTTTACCGTTAATGCCCGGAGCCACAATCTGAATACGATCCGTGAGTGTCAGTTCGTCGAGGTGATTAAAAATATCAGTAGACAGGGCTTCCTTTATGGCGGCATACTCGCCCTTGAGTTGTTTCTGCGCGTCATCCAGGCACATAAATTTTGGCCTACCGTCCGCTTCACGGATCACGTCACCATCGCCGGGAGTGCCGCGCCCGCCGGTTTCGATCACATACAGGCCGGGGTGCATATCTGCCATGTAGTAATAGCCTCTTACGATGCGCGGATAGTCTGCCATAATTGAAACCTGGGGGAGGGGCCATAATTGTCCCCTCCCCCCGCGTTATGTACAGAAGACACGAAGACACGAACACTTTAACCGTTACGACTTAGAGAGCGGCGAGGTTGAGAAGTTCGCCAAGTAGCGCGGCGTTATGCAGCGCATGCCCATAGGGGCAAATGGTTGTCCACTTTAAGCAGGCATCCCAATGCCACATCGGGCCGTCGCCCATTAGCTGCGGCTCATCCCAGACAATAGCGCCAGCGTCCTTGTGATAGACGAAGGCGGCAGGTCTGGAGGCTGCCCCGAAGTTGGTTGAGTAGGCCGTTGAGTAAATGGGGATTCCGAGGAACCGCCAGATGCTTGTCGAGCTGTCATAGATAGCCTTGTATGAATCCGACCGCAGGGTAATCATGTTACCGAAAGTCAGATAGTGGGCGATGATTCCGAAGTCCTCGGCTTTGGCGGTCTGTTGCAGGCTCATGCAATAGGCAACGAGAGCCATGAACGCCTGCCAGTTTAAATGTGCCTCGGCTGCCGTGCCGTCGGCGTAGAAGTTGCCCTGTCCGTCCGGGAGTGTTTTGGACAAGCCCGGTGTCGCGGCGTACATGTCGGCGATCATGCTGCCAGTCGCGCCGTATACAAACGCATCGGCATGGTTCTCCGAAATCCGCACGATGTTTTCCGGCTTAGTGAAAAACGATTTTGACTCTGAAGGCTTCAGGGTCATTGTCACCTGACCATCGACGAACGTGAGAGCGGTCGCAACCGTCACGGCTGCGTTGGTAACGCCTGTACCCTCGGCGATGGTAGTAGGTGTCGCGGCACTCAGGACTGTACAGGTCACATTGCCGGTGTGCGGCCCGTCGGGGACTACAACGTTATTCGCGAATGAATTCACGAATCCTTTCGAGCCGATGATCTTTTGATGCGTTAATCGGCTATAAGCGATGGGCATTGCGAATGCCATGATATTTGACCTCTTAGGGGATTATTTTTCTCCCGCGTTTACGGGGTTCGTCTCGGCACATGGCCGGTAAGAGGTCTCGCCCAGCATCAGGGCGGCTGCTTCTCGACTATTGGCGCAAGTCGGCAGCGTTTAACGTCTTGGATTGAGCAATTCAGTCCAATTTGTATTCGCACAGGCTTCGAGTAAATCGGCTTCCGCCTGCTCTATCGATGTGCGCCCACCGCGATGCTCCGGTAGCGGCGGCGGTTCAGTGGGTGCAGGTTTAGGTGTGGGGACGTCCGCCGGAGCTGCCAGTGGAGGTTTGTCGCCCAGTGTCGGTGAAGGCGTGGCCGCTTCCAGCCTTGCTTTGAGTTTGGCCGCGCTCGCGTTTATTTCTTCCGGTGTGTTCCCTCGGATGAAATCCGCATCGGCGCGGGTCAGTCCGTGATCGGTAATCGCGTCACGGATCGTTATCTCGCGCCTAAGATTGTTCACCTCTGCGCGAATTGCCACCTGCCCAGACGCTTCCAGTTCGCTCAGGACGGCCTCGAATTCATCGGGGTGCCTTGCATAGTACCCGGCTTGTTTTCGGGCTTCATCGCTTACTACAGGCGGCGCAGGGGCGGGCGCGGG